GCCCAGGTTCTGCGCCCGGTGCAACGCGCCGCCGAGTTCGTCCCTGCGCCGCCAGTTCTTCAGCCCCCGCAGGAACGACATGACCTGCCCGGCCACCCCGGTCCCGTCCGCACCCGGGGCGAACAGGCGCAGCGCTTCACGGCCCGCGGATGCCACGAGGTCGGCGGAGAGCAGCGCCGCGGTTGCGGCAGCGATGTCGACCAGCTCCGACCCGAACACGTTCGCCAGGGCCCGGTCCACGCGCGGCGGTTTCACCTTCACGCCCTGCGCGGCGGCCTCGGCGGCCATCTGCCCGGCTGCGGTGGTGGCCATGTCGCCGAGCGCGCTCTTGAGGGCGGCGAGTGCGTCGCCGTCCGGGACGCTCAACCGGGCCAGTGCCGCCGGGTCGCCGGCGTCGACCGCGGCCTGCACCTGCTCCTCGATCGCCGCGTACTGGTCGGGGAGGACCTGCTCGTCCCAGTCCGCGAGCAACTGCGCCAGAGCGTCCTCGAACGCGGCGCGGACCGCCTCCAGGTCGGCGTCCGCGCTCGATGCCCGCACAGCGGGTACGGGCCGCGCGCGGGTCAGGGCGCGGGCAAGCACGGGCAGCCGCCACGCGTCCGGGGCCGCCGGCAGGGCGGCGGGGTGGTGGTGGATGTCCAGGCGCGCCGCCGGAGCAGCGGCCGCCGGGAGGGCGGGGGCAGCCGGCGGGGCTTGGAGCGTGACCTGCGGCCGGTAGCCGAGGTCGGGCAGGCTGAGGTATTCGGCGGCCAGCACGGGGTCGGCGCCGGCGTCGACCAGCGTGGCCCACGCGGTGGTCTTCGCGGTGAGTTCCTCGTTGCGGGCCGCGGCGTCCGGCGGCACCGGGTCTTCGTAGTCGAACTCCAGGCCAGCGGCGGTCTGCTTGCCGTACAGGGGCAGCAGGTCGTTGTTGAGGGCGCCCTTGAAACGCTCCAGGCGGGGCACGGTGAGCTGCTCGGCGAACAGGGCCTTCGATGCAAGGGCGGTGGCACGGTTGACGTCGCCGACCTCACCGAGGATGAACGCGGGCGCGCCGAACGCCTCACGGATCACGTCGCGGGACACGGAGCGCAGCTCGGCGAACTGCATGTCCCGCTGGGAGAGCTTGCGGTCGACCCAGTGGATGCCGTTCTCGATGAGTGCGACGCGGTGGGCGTTCTGGACGCCCTTGTGCTGCTCGTTCCAGCGGGCGGTGTGTTCGTTGAACTCTTCATCGGTCAGGCGCTTGTCGACTTCGAGGATGCCGCCGGGCTCGGCCGAGTTGAGGAAGAAGTTGCGGTTCCACTCGGCGGAATACCGGCTTGCGTCGATCTCGGTGAGGATCGACTGCACCGGCCCCATGCCCCGGTACGGGTCCAGGGGATTGGGCATGCGGATCTGGATGACGTCCTGCACGCCAAGGAGGATCTTCTGTCCGTCGGGGCTGGTGTACACGTACCCGGACAGGAAATCCGTGGGGTCGGGGATGGGCTGCATGCGGTCCGGGCGGACCGGCCACAACTCCAGCGGCATCGGCGAGCGCGGGCTGTGAGCGATGACCCACCAGCCTTCACCGGTCAAGTCGATGTGCTGCTGCTCGGTCTCGACGAACTCCTGCCGCGTCATGAACGGGTTCGGCCGGTTCCACAGGTCCAGCGCCGGGTGAACGGTGACCTCGGTGCGGTCCTCTTTCAGCCCGGACGGGGCCTTGCGCCACAGCTTCCACTCCACCAGCGCGGTCGCATTCGAGGTGCGGTTCACGATCGCGAACAGCGTGCCGACCGTTCCCATGGCCCGCATCTGGGCTTCTTGGCCGGACGGTTCCCGCCACGGAAGGCTCAGCCGGTTCGACGTGAAGGGAACGGGTGAGCGGTTGCGGAGGGCACGGAGGGGATCCATCAGACTGCTGCCCATGGGCCCCCTCCGATCAGCTCTTCGCGACCGTGTGCATCAGCACCACCGCGATCCCGCCGACGATGAGACCCACACCCAAACCGCCGATTGTCCCGCACCCTACAGCGATGAGTGTAAATCCTCCCGTCAAGACAGACCAAGACAGGAAATTCTTCGGCAGACGAGTCAAGAGCTTCCCCACGGTGACCTCCAAGTTGAGTGACGGACAGCGACCCGGGCGGGCTACATCCAGCGGATCCGCGGCCGACCCGCACTGTAGAACGCCAGCAGCAGAGCATCCGCGTTATCGGGGCTGCGGCCGAGGCGCTTGCGAATGTCGTCCTTCGGTTCGACTCGGATGCGCCCTTGCGGGTCCACCGACCAGCGAGGCTCCAGCAGCTGGGCAACCGTCGTGTCCCCGTTGGCCATCGCGGACAGGTCCCAGCCGCCCCGCTCGGACAGGCCACGCCCGACCTGCCACCACAGCTCGGCGCGCAGGTTGATGAACTTGTCCGGCTCGGATGCCCGCTCCGCAACGTTCACGGCCTCGATGTGCGCCCGGTGTGTGCCCTGGTTGGCGAGGTTCCGCAGCTCCCCGATCACACCGAAGCCGATCCCGATGGAGTCGACCTTCACCGCCGTCGCACCGGTCTCGCGGATCGCAGCGAGGATCATCGGGGCGATCTTCTCCGGCCGGTCCGTGGTCGCCCGCCACTCCCGCCCGGCCCGCCGGCCGCGGCGCTCACGGATAACGGTCTCATCGCCGCCGCCGCCGACGTCCACGCCGAGCTCGACGGGCAGCAGTTCCTCCTCCGCCGGCGCCACGTCGGACGGGACGCGGCAGGCCGCCACGTCGGCCGTGCGGACCACCTGGTTCGGGGCGTCGTCGGCGAACTCCCCGAGGACCTTCGACCGGTACAGCGGGTTGTCCTCGCCCCACTCGCGGCGCTTCTCCTCCACCCACGACGCGGACACCAGCACCTGCTGCAGTTCCTCGGGTACGTCCTCGTCGGTGAGGTTCGGCGAGTCGTAGGCGCTGATTCCGATCACGTGCCACCCGGACCCGGGCATGCAGACTTTCCGGAAGTGCGCGGCCGGATTGTCGGGGTTGCCGATGGCCAGGATCCGGCAGTCCGAGTTGGTGGTCAGCGCGTCCGCGGCGATCCACAGCTGCTCCGGGACGCCGCACGCCTCATCGATGACGACGAGGACGTACCGGGCGTGGATGCCCTGGAAGCTGGATTCGTCCTGGTCGGCGGGTTTCCGGCCGTAGGCCACCATCTCGTCGTCGATGAACCACTCCGTCTGGTTCACCCGCCCGGGGAGCTTGCCGCGCTTGTGGTTGCGGCGGATGTACCGCCACAGGATCGCCCGGACCTGTGCCGCGGTCGGTGCGGTGGTGACGACGAACGCCTCACCGGGCGGGTGCGTGTCGAGCCAATGCGCGACCGCCGCTGCGGCCAGAAAGCTCTTCCCCACGCCGTGGCAGCTGCGCACCGCGACCCGGCGGTGGTCGCGGATTGCCTTGAGGATCTCCCGCTGCTTCGACCACACGGTCTGCCCGAGCCGCTCGGTGACCCACCGCACCGGATCCGCCCCGTACTTGCTGGTGCGTGCGGCGAGGGTCCGCCGGTCGAGCTGCGACTTGAGGTCGTCGCGGAGCAGCTTCAGCTGGCGGGTGTCACCGGCCCGCACCAGCTGGTCGATCTGCTGCTGGACCCCGTCGAGGTCAGGTGCCGGGCTGGTCATCGGCGGCGCTCTGGGCGAGGGCGGTGAGCAGGTCCCCGATTTCCCGGCCGATGTTCTCGGCGTCCACGCTGACGCGGGAGGGCGCGTCGAGGCCGAGAAGTTTGCGGCGGGATTCCGACAGGGCCCTGATCCGGTCGATGGCCTGGAGAGCCGGGGCGTCGTCGAGGATCGGAGTGCCGTCGTCATCGGTGACGATGCGGCCGTGGGAGACAGTGACGTGCTCACGCAGGAGGACGGCCAGGGCAGCGTCGTGAGCGTCTTCGAGGCGGGCCAACTCCACCGCGCGGGCCTGTTCGGCGGGTTCGGTGAGGGTGTCGCGGAACGCGCGGGCGACGGCCTGGTGGGCACTGGAGACGGACACCCCGAGCTCGGCGGCGATGGCGCGGTACGACAGGCCCTGGCCGCGGAGCTGGGCGGCGCGGGCGTCGTGGTCGACCTTTTCGGGGCCGCGGATGAAGTTTCCCTGGCCGTTGCGGGCGGGCTCGGTCATGGCGGGCCTCCTTTCTGGGTGTCGATCGTCGCACGCGGGGCGTAGGTGTAGCGGATTTCGGTCGTGGAATGGGCGAGGGCGGCCCGCACGAAGTAGACCGCCAGCGCCACGGTGACATCCCTCACGGGGCGGGCTCGGGGGCGGCTGGGGTGATGGTGACGCTGTACAGCGGCACGACCTCCCACTTGCCGAAGTTGTCGGGCTCGTACAGCTCGCGCAGGCTCGGTTCGGCGGCCGTGGCGGTTGCCTCGGTCGCGTAGGGGCCGAAGGTGCGGAGGATGCCG